GCGGCGGTACGAGGCTTGGTAGGTTCAGATAAACCGATATTATAAAAAGGAGTGTAAAACATGGTAGCAAGAAAGAAAGTCGATGAACAGGCAGAAATTACAGCCGAAAACAATGGATGCATGAGTATAGAAAAACCAGAAGAAGTAATGCCTACACCTTATGAACGTCATGTATCTATGATGTTAGAACGCTCAAACGTCGCAGAGAAGGCTATGAAGGCACTTGACCGGGCTATGCTTAATAAAGCATTACTATTGCTTGAAGCTAGCGGCGAGGGCGCAGGTGATTTAAAAATTAAACAGATTGAAACAGCGATTGAGATTTACAAGACAGTACAAATCTTGTAGTCACAATCGCTTTTCTTATATCGTGCCGCCGACGATATGGGCGCATTTAGCCGACGGGCGTAAAACGTAAAGGAGTATCACATATGTTTAAATTTAACTTCCAGATGTTTAATGACGAGATTCCCGGTATTGATGCTGATGTTTTGGAGCAGTTCAAGGATGAACTGCCGCAGGAAGAACCTGCCGAACAGCCGGAACAGCAAGAGGAGACTCCCGCTGACCATCACAGCGACAACAAAGATGTAGAGCCGACCGAGCAAGAGACCGAGGAAGAAGAGGAAGTTCCCGAGGGTTCCAATGTTCCATACAACAGATTCAAAGGCGTAAACGAGCGCATGAAGGCCGCAGAAGCGCGCCAACGTGAGTTAGAAGCTGAATTGGCTAAGTATAAAAATCCGCAACAGCAAGAACAGCAGGCCACCCCTGCACCTGCCGTTCCGCAGAATGTTGGCGATTTTAATGCTGACCAAATTAAGATCATGACGAACGAAGCTCGCCGCCGCGCCGCAAAGCAGCTCAATTTGACTGAAGAAGACATTGAGAATATGGAATATAGCGATGACCCGGACGTAAAGGCCTCTTATGACGCGCTCACTGTGCAGCACATGAACGATGTTAGAAAAGAGGTTGTCGACTACCAGCAGAAGCAACAGGCTTATTTTGATGACATTCAAAAAACATACGCAGAGTATACCGACAAGGTTAAACAATTCAGAGCCGACCCGGAGTATCAAGCAAAGTGGAACAAAGTCTGCGAAGCCGCACAGCAACGCGGCGAACGCTTTATGTTGGCAGCACAAGGAGCTATCGACCGTCTTGATTCTGGCAAAGGTACATCAGGCGATTACTTCTTTGTTAAAGACTTTATGGACAGCGTACTCGGTGATTGGTCCGCACCGGCGGCTAAGCCGAGTAAGCCAAACAAAAAAATTCAAGAAGCGGCAAAACTTCCTACTGCTCCCGAAGTGGGTGGCAGCACTAAAGGCGATATTGTATGGGATACACCAACCATTACCGACTACATCAATAGCGGTAGAATGGACGAAATCCCACCAAATGTATTAAAGCGCATTATGGGACAGCAAATCGCTCCCGGTGATTATGAGGAATAAAGTCCGCGGAAAGGACTAATAAATGAAATTCGAGTTTTATTTGCAGATGTTTGCCGACACTAAGGTTCCGGCAACCCTTGTAAAGAAAGTATGGGCAGCGCAACTTTGGAAAGAAGCACAGCGCGACAACTTCTTTGCTAAATTCACCGGTACTTCTACCGATTCTATCATTCAAAAGGTTACTCAACTGTCTAAAGAGAAGGGCGACCAAATCACTATTCCGTTGATGATGAGATTGACAGGTGACCCGATTATGGGCGACGAAATGCTGGAAGGCAACGAAGAAGCCCTGCAATTCTACGACTACAGTGTAACCATTAACCAATTCCGTCACGCTGTACGTCTTGAGGGCGCAATGGAAGAGCAGAAAACTATTCTTGACCTGCGTACCGCAGCGAAAGACGGCTTGAAGACCTGGCTGACTGAGTACATCGAAAGCCAGATTGTGAAAGTGTTGACTGCTTCCCCGACCACCAGCCACGCTATGTATGCAGGTTCTAACACTGCGGAAGCAACTATCACTGCTACTGACCTGCTGACAACCGACCTTATCTCTGCGGCAGCGCGCAAGGCTAAAACCATGTCTCCTAAGATTCGCCGACCGAAGGTTAATGGCAAAGAATACTACATTCTGCTGGTTGACCCGTACCAAGCGCGCGACTTGAAAAAGGATGAAAAATGGCTGCAAGCTACGTATAACTGCGCTGAGCGCGGCATTGATAATCCTTTATTCAGCGGTATGCTGGGCGTATGGGACGGCGTTGTACTGCATGAGTACGAGAATTTGCAACGTACTCAGACCGGTGCTTCTAAAGCCATGGTTGGTCATGCTTTGCTGCTGGGCTGTCAAGCTGGCGTGCAGGCAATCGGTAAAGAGCCGTTCTGGAAAGAGAAATCTTTCGACTATGAAAACAAGGTTGGCTTTGCTGTTGGCGGTATTATGGGCTTTGGCAAGTCTAAATTCAACGAAAAAGACTTTGGCGTTGTACAAATTATTACTTCTTCTGCAAACGACTAATCGCATAAGGGCGGGGATACATTCCCTGCCCTTTACTTTTGTTTTAGGGGCGAGATTTTATGAAAGTAAAACAAGTTGTAAAATTGGTGCGAATGAAAATCACTGACGAAGATACAAATCGCTGGAATGATTATCAAATTCTTGACGTTATCAATGAGGCTGTACGCTTTATCCGCAATATCTTTATCACTAATCAGCCTACCATGCTTTCACAGAAGATTACTGGGGAACTGACGGAAGGTGAAAACGTTATTGAACTAGAGTTCGTTCCGCTAAATTATGTTGACGTGCGCTGCAATGGTAAACGACTGCATTTAACTTCGTTGCATTATATTGATGATACAGAGCGAAGAGCTGAGCCGAATTTGTTTGTTCCTGCGGGGATAAAAGCTATTGAAGTTTATCCAGTTCCAGATAAAACGTATAAATACATTGTAGTTGCTATCCCGGCGGCAGAAGAACTTTCGGAAGATGATGATTTGCCATTCCCGGAGGATTACAGTGACAACGTTGTAGAGTATGCAGCAATGCGCCTGTCCATGATTGATGAATTTGATCAAACTGTAGAGACACAGTTAATAGCGCAGATACAGGCAAATGTTAGCAATAAGTTGGCTGAATATGCTCCAATGGCTCATGTTATAGATAGTTACTAGGATGTGATGAGATGAGACTATCAACTAAACACCCAAGTCAGCAGCAGGTGGAGTTCTACGACTTCACGGGAGGATTAAATACGGCGACTACGGAAGAGCAGATAGCCGAAAATCAGTTAGCAAAGTGCATAAACTTTGAGGTGCAGACTATAACTGGGCTATTAAAGACCGTTGATGGGACGAAGAGGAAATATAGAATTCCTGCGCATAGTGATTACAAGATTACCTCGGCAGCTTATGATGCGTTAAACAAACACATTATATTGTTTGCTGATAACGGAACTGTATTTAGCTCAAAACTATCGAGCAATTTTGGTAAAGTTGTACAGATCGGTAGGCTGAGCGGATGCTTAAAGCCAATAACGACTGTCTGGGAAGACGGACTGATTACAGCCAGCGGTGGGATGTTGCAATACATAGCAGGCTATCAAATGAAAACCATATCCACATCTCCTAAAAGTTGTAACGGCTGTTATGTGCGTAGTGGGCGCGTATTAGTATTTGAAGATGAAATGATTCGTTATAGCGGCATTGGCGACGAAGAAAATTGGACAGAAAATAGCAATGACCCATCTGCATCAGTATTTGTTGAAGCTGGTTATAAAGCAGGTGGGAAGATTATAGGCATGGTAAATATGTCAAGCGACATTCTTATTATCAAAGATAATGGGATGCTATTCCGCCTAGCAGGAGAATTTCCCGATTGGCAGATTCATGAAGTTGCTAGAAATGTAGAGTGCAAGAGCAGAAATGCTTACTGCAATGTGCTCAATAACACATTTATTTTAGGTACACGCAGGCTTCAAGCCATTACTACAACGGATGAATACGGCAGCATGAAACCTGCTGACATTGCGCAGAACGTCCGTAGAGAGCTGGGAAAGCTTGGCGAGAGTGTTAGTGTTCGTTATGTCGCGCCACTCAACCAGTTATGGATTCTGGACGGCACGGAGAACGTTTTGCTTTATGACCTTAACGTTCAAGGTTTCTTTAAGCGTCTATTTAATGCAGCAGTAACTGATGTGCTGGCGATTGATGAAGATGTCTATGTCATTAAAGAGGACGGCGTGGACGTACTAGACGAATTTAGCTATACGGATGAGGGTAAGCCTTTAGAGTATGACTTACAGATGAAAACGCATATCAGCCATTATAACTATCTTCTGAAACGCATTGTTCTTGCCTGCACCGGATTTGCTGACAGCGGGACTACTGCGGCACTACATATAGGCAGGAGCATTAAAGTTCCAATTCCTGTTCAATATATTGCTGGATTGGATTCACTGGTGTATGGCAACACTAATTTTGTCTATTTCAACAATGATTATGTGTTCAACACGGAACTACGCAGAGTAGTTTATTCCAATCAAGACGATTATTTAGTATATGGAAACATAGAATATGTTTACGACAATGAACAGTATGTGCTTGATTATGATTCTTATGTAATCAGCGACAAGCGCATTCGTTATCGTGATAAATCAATTCGCATTAAATTATATGGAAATGGATGTAAGTTTATTTTAAATAAGATTAAATTGGATGTCGTGGAGGTATAAAATGGCAAAACTAAAAGAGAAAAAACCGTTTGACTTTTCTCCTCGCGGAGGAACGATTCATGAGTTCGGTGAGTGTTATGTTACGGAAATAGCAGAACTTTATCGCCTACTTAATGAATTGCGCGAAAATAAAGAGGGAATTGAAGAGCCACAAGCTCACCAAATCAAAATCTCCGACCAAGGAAAGCTTTATATTCGCAACACAGACAACTCAGCATGGACGTATATCGGTGAAGTGAATAAGGAGAATCTAGGCCTTAAAGAAATTGGCTTCATCGACAAAACAGACCTCGGCTTTACTGCCGCAGAAGCTGACGGCGAAAAGAACACTTTGGCCGTGAACATTTCTGGCAATGCTGCTCAAATCGCAAATGTTTTAATTGCTGTTACAAATGCACTGGCTGACGGTGAAGCACTGGTATACAACAGCAACACGCAGTGTTTTACGAATCAGAAAGTAGCAGTCATTGACCCGGTAACGGGAACAATCAACGTCGACACGACTGGCAGCGCTGGCAAGATTGGCGACAAACCAGTGTTAAGCACAAACATTCAAGACGGCGAGATTTTAGTGTACCGCCCGTCTTTGGGCGGATTTGTAAATGAAACTAAGGCTACAGGTGTAGGTGCAAAGGAAATCAGTTTTGTAATTAACACAGACATTCTGTTAGGTGCGTATAGCGGTATTGCCACGAAGAATATCAGCCTGCTTGCTACATCCGAAACGGAGCCGACAGATACAGATGCTACCAAACCGCCAGTGTGGGTTCCGGTAAAAAGTACAAGCGAATAGAGGTGCAGCGCCATGATTAACGCTTTTCAAAACGTAATAACATTGACGCGTGGCGATGATTGCGTTCTGGTGGTTGATATTACGGATATAAGCGGCAACGCCTACATTCCTGCCGGAAATGATGTTGTGAAATTTTACGTAAAGAAGCCCGGTAGCGGAGCTTTGGAAGAGCAAGCCGCCTTAATCACTAAAACTTTCAACGCCGACCAGATGTGTTCTATTGGCAAGGCCGACACAGCAAATCTTGATTTAGGTACATACAAATATGGCGTTGTTCTAACGAAGGCTGACGGTACAGTCGCAACTATTATTCCTCCAACAGATTTTATTATCGAGGAGGGAATCGCGAAATGAACACGACATACCTAACGGCTTGCGTTCAAGAGCAAAAGACAGAGATTGGCGGCACGATGCACGTAAACAATAACCTCACTGGAATTGTCGCTACTGGACTTGATGTCAAACGCCCCATTATCCATATAACTTCGAGAGGCGAACTGCCAGCGATTGGCAGCAGCACTGCTTTTTACGTGGTTGACGACGAGGGCGCTATTTATATTTTTAACGAATCAACGCTGACTTATACGTGTGTCGGTAGAGATTATAAAGAAATTACAGAGATAAATGCCGGAGGTGTTTAAAATTGGCGCAAACATTAAATGTTAACAAATTGATTTTGCGCGGCGGCAGCAGCAGTGAATGGACCGCTGCTGACCCAGTGTTGAGCGTGCGAGAGCTTGGCGTAGATACAGGTTTTTCTCCTGCACGTTTCAAAATTGGTGACGGCGTAAAAAAATGGAGCGAGCTGCAATGGGCTGGCACATTGGTAGAAGCATCTACTACCAATGGTAATATTAAAGTGAACGGCAGTGAGGTTACTGTTTACACGCTTCCTGCGACTGGTACTGCCGGAACTTACTGTAAAGTAACCACTGACGCACAGGGACGCGTTACCGTTGGCGCAAACCTAGCCGCGAGTGATATTCCTAGCATTACTCTTTCTAAAGTGTCTGACGCAGGCACAGCAGCCAGCAAGAACGTCGGTACTTCCGCGGGCAACGTAGTAGTGCTGGACTCCAACGGAAAGCTCCCAGAGGGCATTCTACCAGCCCTTGCAGTTGTCGATGTATTTACCGTAACGTCTACTGCTGAGATGGTGAAACTAAACGCGCAGAAGGGCGATATGGCTATTGTAGGCAGCAATACATACATCTTATCCGCCGCTCCTGCGAGCACCCTAAACAATTGGGTAAAGATTCCACATCCGACAGACGTTGTGCAAAGTGTCAACGGCAAGACTGGTGCGGTTGTGCTCACTACTACTGATGTCGCAGAAGGTACAAACAACTTGTACTATACGCAGGCTCGTTTTGATACAGCTTTCGCCCAAAAGAGCGTTAAGGATTTGTCGGACGGAGCAAGTGTCGTGACCACTGGCGACACATTCATCCTTAACTGCGGAACTCCTTGACGATGAGCAAAACATTAAGAGTTGAGCATCTTACATTACGCGGCGGCACTAGCAGTGAGTGGTCTGCGGCTAATCCGGTGCTGCTCAAAAATGAAGTTGGCATAGAACGGTACGAAGCTGGTAAACATAAAATCAAGATAGGCGACGGTGTTACATCTTGGAATAATCTTCCGTATTACGACAGCACGCCTACAAAAGTCAGTGATGTACATATAGGTTTAACTGAGCCAACAGATGATTCAATGTTGTGGATTAAAACAAATTGTAATTCTGCTTCTGGCAACGGCATTACGGCATCCCCAGATATGCCCGTTTCTGGAGCTATGATATGGATAAAGGTATGAGGTGATTTTTATGGCAATCGGTACAGATGTTAAAGCCCCTTATTACATTTTGGGTGCTGACGGCAATTATCATAAACTGCTCAATGAAAATATTGCAGAGCAAATCGAGGGTGTTGGTCGCAGGCCAGCTACGGCATATGAAGCAGGCGACGTAGTGGCAAGCAGCACAAACAGTAAGGTTTTACTCTTATGCACGCAAACGGGTACAACAGCGGAAACAGATTTAAATATTGCAAGCAAGACTGCTGGAGAAGCAATTACAGACGGAACTGTAGGTTGGAAGTTAATTCAAAGATACACGGAGGTTCTTCCTATTGCTAATGGCGGTACTGGAGCAGACAATGTTAGTAGCGCTAGAGCTAACTTAGGCATCGACACAACGTACTTTAACCCTACAGGCAGCATTATCGCCTTTGCTGGCAACACTTTGCCCGACGGCTATTTACTCTGTGATGGTTCACAGGTAAGTCGCACAACGTACAAAAAACTGTTTAATGTAATCGGCACAACTTATGGTGCTGGTGACGGCAGTACAACTTTCACCCTGCCGAATTTGATTGACCGTTTCGTCGAGGGTAGTTCCGCAGCGGGGGATTATCGAGAAGCGGGGTTACCGAATATTACAGGTAGTTTAGCCATCCGTGGATGGAATGACGGAATAATGATTCATGACGTTGCTGGCGCTTTTAGCGTCATCGAAAAATTTGGCGATGACGCCATCACGGCACAAGGTTCAACCATCCAACGAAAAGAAGACAGAATTGACTTTAATGCCACCAATTCCAACTCTGCATATGGTAAAGCAACCACCGTTCAGCCACCTGCTGTAACCATGCGCTACATCATTAAATATTAATAAGGAGGAAACACCGAATGAAATATGTGTATAAGTATGATGAAGAAACAAAAGAATACTTAGGCAAGGCAGAGGCACTTCTTGACCCGTTGGAAACTCAACTGCAACAGAAGGAAATCTATTTATTGCCTGCTGATGCAACATTTTCTGCGCCTACTCTGCAAGAAGGATATGTAAGTGTATTCAAAGAGGGTGCTTGGGAGAATATTGAAGATAACCGAGGTAAAGAATATTGGTTACAAGATGATGCATATGGTACACCTGCACGCAAGATGAAAACTTTAGGAGCACTTCCTACTGATGCTATGTTCACTCCACCTAAGAAAATGCTTGAACAGGTGAAGCAAGATAAAATTATAGAACTCAAAATTATGCGTGACAGCAAAGAGGTTGAGCCTATTACCTACCAAGGTTACTCTTTTGATTATGATAGCAAAGCGAGGGAACGCATTAGTGCAGCTATTATTGCTCTTGATGTACAGGGAGCTGATGCATCTATTGATTGGACTACGGCAGATAACGCCGATGTTAAGGTAACAGCCAACGATTTACGCATGGTTATTGCTGCCGTCGCTCAACGCTCAAACGCCTTGCATGTAGCGTATCGCGTGGCAAAAGGCAAGGTAGAGCAGGCAACAAGTGTTGCCGAAGTCGAAGCAATTACTCTCGGCGTATAAAAACGCTGGAAGCCTTGATATGACTGCGTTTGGGAGCTTTTGGTAAGCTGAAAATTTAAAGCAACACATTAGCAACAAGCTCGAACGTAGGTGTGATAAGCGGCGGGAGGTGGGAGCAATGACCTATGAAGAATGGGTAAAAATATACGAAGATAAGACAGGGGACAAGCATTACTGTCCGCCGGGCTACACAACGCTGTTCGACAAGGATAAAGGCTATGCACAGTACTGGGTAGCGGCAGACCATTCCGTAATGCGTGTATATGAATGTTGCGGGGACGCGAAGTATTGGTATGATATGGGGGTAAAAATTTGCAGGGAATATAATATCCCCAAAATGGTGACAATATGCACTAGACATATTCTGCCATACTTGCGATTATTGAAATTTAAAATTAAAACGAAAATCGTTCAGCCGGAACGGCACAACGGATACAAGATTGAAGGGCTTAACCATTTAGGGAAGCCCTTTTATTGTTGGCCTGCATGGTGGGACGAAGATAAACAATGTAATGCTTATTACGTTGTCAGCGAGGTTGACAAATGAAAAAATTTTATTTCGACCTGCAAATGTTTAAGGGTAAGGGCGGCAGTACTACCACTTATCAAATGTCTCCTGAAGAACGCCAATTACTAGTTAAGCAGATGGGCTATCTCGACAAGATTTATCCCAACATGATTCAGCTTAACCAACGTGCTGGTGACATTTTGTGGAACAGTTTTGCTGATACGCAGTACGATTTTGATGCAGCCAATAAGAACGCGCAGCAGCAAATCAGCAATGCACAGCAAAGCCTTGGCAATCTTACTCAAGGACAATTACCGCAGGTATACAAAGACAATATGACGGCAGCCGTGCAGAGCGGCGTACAGAACAGTGTAGGCAAACTACTTAATGATTTGGGTAACAAAAACGTTATCAACAGCAGTTTGACCAATCAAGGGATGAATGATATTAGTAAGAATGTAGCCAACACTATGGCTAATCAGTTTACCAACAATGTTCAGACCTTAGGCGGCTTGTACAATGACCAGATTTCTAATGCCGGACAGGGAATTACTACGGCTGCCGGTGCGCAGGACGCAGCTATCAACATTCCTAAACAGATGTGGCAGTTGTCCTTGGGATTGGATTCTGCAAACTCCGGTACTCTTGGCAGTATCGCAGGCAAATATGGCACAACTACAACTAAGAATAATGGCGGCGGTTTAGGCTCATTCCTTGGCGGTGCTGCGACCGGCTTGGCCGGCAATTCTGGTTTCTGGAATTACCTTGGCGGCGGCAAAAAGTAAGGCGGTGAATATATATGGCAAATAATTATATAGACCCTACTTTTCAAATTGGCATGATGTTGGGCGACGCATACGGTAATATGTGGGCAGCGAATGCTAAAAAACGACAAGGCGCAAGAGCTGATGATATTATTGAGCAGATGCAGAACCAACGTGCAATTCAGCGTATCGCTGACGCTCGCAGAGCGGGCATAAGCGATGAGGATGCAGTGCAGGTTATAACCAACAAAATAGCACAGCAGGCAGGAGCGCAGGGTGCAACGCAGGCGACAGGGATGGGACAACTTAATCAGCCTAGCATTGATTTTATGGGAATGGGCGCACAAATGGCAGAGCCGCAAGACCCTTATAAACTTAGTGTTCCCTCTCCGCTTGACCAATTAAAGGGCGCAGGCGGCAAGGAATATTCAATCAATAAAGCTTTACAGGCAAATCAGAACGCTATCAATCAAGAGAAAGCGCAACAGCAGTATCTTTCTCAAAACCCAACGGCACAGGCGACATATAATTGGAATCCCGATTATACCGAAGATAACGTGCGCAAGGCGTTGAGAAAAGCAGGACTTGCTAAAGATGTTATCGAGGAGAAAGTCGGAGAAGTCAAAAGCGACATTGCAAAGAGAGCAGACGCGGTTTTCCTCCCGTCTATCCAAAAGAAGATGTTCTATGGCTATGACACTGTGGAGAAAGGCGAGGACGGCAATTTATATCCCGTTCACCATGATCCGGACGCAGTTTCTTTTATGCAGGCTATGGCAGAACTTGAAACACTTAAACAGTATTCTCCCGACACCTATAAGACTTACGCAAGCCAGATTGTAGGCCCGCAAGCGTTGTATAACGAGAGAGTTTATGACAAGAGGTATGACAAGCAAGTTAAAACTCAACGTGAAAACGCAGCGCAACAGCATCAGTGGAAGGTTGAAGATACGATACTTGCCAATAAGTTGGCTATGGAGCGTGCAAAAGTAACGGCTGCTTATCGTCAAGCTCTTGTTAATGCAGGCAGAACCGGCGGAAGAGCTGGCTTGAAAATGAGTGATATAAAAACACTTGTTGAGCTTGGCAAGTCTGCGCTAGAAAGCGATAATCCGGCATTACAAAGAAAAGGGCAGCAAATTTTAGCACAGGCATATTCACTGCTGGGCGGTGATAACGGCGGCGGAAGCGCATTCGCTAATCGTGACCCGGACTGGAACAACTACAATGATGCAATGACAGCAGCGCACGAAGCGTTAAATGCTGGCAGCAGTAAAGAAAAAGTTGCGGCAGAATTAAAGCAACATATGGGCGACGGAGAATTGTATCGCAAAGTTATTTCTGATTTGGGAATCGGCTCAACGAATAACAGCAGCGCACCTAGCAACACTTCTAAAAAAGCGGATGTGCAGGAGATATTATTCCCGAAGCCAGATAATGATACATGGTTACATTGGCTGACTAATGATGATGACCATACCACCTTTTTGCAGAGATTAGGCGTAAAGTAATTTTAAGCGGGACAAATCGTCCCGCATTTACAAAGGAGCAACAATATGGCTAACCCGTTATTAACTGATGAACAAAATCGTAAATTGGCGAACCAAAACAGCACATACAATCAAATCATGCAAGGCTTTGAGCCAGTACAACAACAGCAGGATGATAGTTGGCTTGATGGACTTTCGCGTGGCGCTAAAGCAGGCTTTGGCGGCCTGGGCGCAGGCTTGCTTCATGCAGGGCAGGCTGCGTTTGGCACTGACGGCAGTCTGGCGGCAGGATTTGACGCTATGGCAAAAAATAACGCACAGCGTAGAGATTGGGATTTAGCAGACACTTTGTCTTTAGACTATCTGACAAACCCTGAAGGCTTGGCGTATGGTTTAGGACAACTTGCCGGTTCTATGGCACTTCCTGCTTTGTTTGGCGCAGGTGTTGCTGCCGCAGCTCCTACAGGTGGTGCAAGTCTTTTAGGCACAGGCGCGCTGATTGGTGCGGCAGGCGCAGCCCCTATGGCTATTTCTGAAGGCGGTAATACTTATGCACAAGGCTTGCAACAGGGTATGACTGAAGACGAAGCTAAAAAAGCAGGCTTGACGGATGCAGCTATCAAATTACCTTTTTATATGCTTTCTGAAGGCTTATCCGGTAAAGTCGCACAAGGCCTTATCTCTAAAGGCTTGCTTAACGCAGAAGGCAAAAGCTTAGGCAGACGTGCAGCGGAAAGCGGCGCAAAGATTTTAGGCAATGCTGCAAACGAAGCATACGAAGAAGGCACAGAGAATCGTTCTTCTGCTTATGCTTTAGGTGACCAGCGTATTTCCAGCTTAGGCAATATCTTCAATCCTTTTGATTGGGACGAAGAAGATAAGGCGCAGGCCGTAGGCGTGTTTACACCGACATTAGCTTTAGGCGCACTGACAGGCGGAGCAGGCCATTTACGCAGCCGTTTCGATAAAAAGAATAGCGATGTATCCGAAGAAATTGCAAGTGAAGACGGCGGCACTATTGAAGAAGCTCCAGAAGCAACTGTAAGCGGCAGAGAAGCTTTTATTAACGCTATCGCAGGACAGGAAAGCGGCGGCAATTATAACGCAGAGAACGGCGATACCGGCGCTTATGGCAAGTATCAGATTATGCCGAGCAACTGGCCTGCATGGGCAGAGGAAGCAGGAATAGGCGTAGACGCTCCCAGAACACCGGAGAATCAAGAGATTGTTGCACGCTTTAAACTTGGACAGTATTATGACAAGTACGGCGCACGTGGCGCAGCTATTGCATGGTATGGCGGCGAGGGTGCACTGAATTACAGTGACGAAGCATTGAACCGCAAACAGGGCGACAACGGCGAGTATCCCTCCATTAACGAGTATGCAGATGAAGTGCTTGGAAGAATGGGGAATGTGGCTGACAGTGTGAGAATTGACGATACGATTGACGATACAGAGGAGAATTACTTTGACAATTATACCGACGATACTATTCCAGACTCTCTAAACCCCGTTCGCGGCTTTGACGTAAGCCATTTAGATAAAGGAACTGCACAGGACAGAAACAGTTTGCTTTATGGTGAAAGAGTTAAGAAACAAAAACCGGCACCGGCTAGCGAAGAAGTCGCTTCTTTCAATCAAAGTTTAGATAACAGCAATGCGCAGAAAGCTCCCAATAGTTTATTTGTAAACTCTCCACGTAGTTGGGATGCAGCGGAACGCATTTATAAAGCAAGAGCAAAAGAGCAGGCAGAACGCAAAGCACGTGCGCAGGCTATTGTCAACATTGCTAACGCGCAGCAACAGTCTTTCTTGAATGTGCTTAGAAATCGTGCAGCACAGCAATGGGACAATGCAGAGCAGGCGTATAAGGACAGAAAGCAGGATAAACTTCAATCTCTTGCAAATGTCATTAACGCACGTGCTGCTCAAAAGTGGGATGCTAAAGAAGTAGATAACGCTCAAAAAGCAAGAGCAGAGCAAGAGAAGCAAGCTCAACTGCAAAACATAGCTAGACTTCTTGATGCTAGAGCGGCTCAACAGTGGGACAATGCAGAGCGTGATGCTAATTTAAAACAAAATCAAGCACAGGCTTTAGCTAACTTATTGAACGCAAAAGCAGCAGGACAGTATGACGTAGCACAACAGGTTTACGCTAATAGAGCAAAAGAGCAGGCAGAAAAGCAAAGACAACAGCAGGCTATTGCAAACATCATCAACGCTAGAGCAGCGCAGAAGTTTGATGAAGCTGAAACTGCCGATAAGTTTAAATTTGTTCCGCAACGTCAGAGTATGTATGACGGAGCTATGCGCCGCAACCTTGCCGCACAGGATAAAGTCAAACCGGAAGAACAGCCGAGCGTAGAACCTACCGGGAGAAATGGTGCAGCGTTAGACAAGCGAAATATGCTTGACGTTACCTTGCCGAAGGTTAGGGAACAGCACAAATGGGATAAAGAGCATAAAGAGTATCATGCTGAACGCTACGGCGAATCTGCTTTGCCGCAAACCCAACTTTTAAGTACTGATAGAGCCGCACGCCGCAATATGCCTAAGCCTGGTATTGAAGCGAGAAGCTTTATCAATGACAGGGCAGAGAAGAAAAGCGCACGTGAACGGATGCAGGATGCTATTGCTTTCGTATGGGGCGATGACCCGAAGCATCCATTAAAAGCTTGCAGAAGACAGCTTAATATGTTCCGTGATATGCGCAAGGAGTATTTGCAGCCTATATACGATGTTATGGCAGAGGGCGCAGGCAACGGCGTTTCACGTATTCCTATTATCGAGTTTGATAATCAGCATCGTGGCAGATTTTATCGTCAGAGCAATAACTCTCCGTGGTATGCTAAGTATTTCAAGGAGCATAAGAAAAAGCCTACACAGAAGGCTATGTATGACATTGCAGAGGAAGTTGCTTTTGGTGAAAACGCTGATGTAGGGTATTATGCCGGAGTACAGGGCAAAGAGCTTGAAGCGATCGTCGCAGAAAACCACGCACAGCTTGACCCGATTAACGATTATATCCAAACCTACGAAAGTTTAGAGCTTAGACTAAAGGAGAATCCTAACTATGGCAAAGAACAAGCAGAACGCATTAACAAAGCTGAGGAAGCACGTAGAGCAGAAAAACGCAACGCTGGGGAAACTGCAAGTGCCGAAAGTATCCAGACTGAAGCGGAACAGCCTGCCGAATCTAATCAAGATGAAGTAAATAAAAAAGCCCCTGCATTAGCAGAGGGCAAGCCGAAATTAAAGAAATCTAAGGAAGGTTATTATATTGCAAATACTAAGGACGATGTCATTTCTATTCTGAAACCTTTAGTTGGTCAAGAATTTAAAAATGAAAATAATGGCGATATTGTTACCATTGGTTCTACTGGGATCAATAAATTAGTATCTAATGCTGCAACAAGAAAATCTATTGGCAATGGTTACACTTTAGAGGAACACAATACCGCTGCTGCCAATATAGTAAAATTGTTTAAGGACAGCGTTCTTAAAGAAACACACGATGATTATAAGGTGAAAAATGGGGAGCACTCTAATATTAAAGATATTAGAATTTATCAAGTAGATTATGCCGTAAATGGTAAACCGTTTAGTGGCAAAATCACTGTTAAAGAAACTGTGCAACACGGCAAAAAACTGTATTCTATCGAACTTATGGAAATAGAAAAACCAGAAGGTATGTTAGAGCAGCCACCGAATAATCAGCAGACAACCCCCGCTTCTGGTTTATCTACTCAAAGTGTAGCACAACCGGCGGAGAATGTCAAAAAACTAAACTTACCAAAAGGCACTACTGTTGATGTATCAATCGTAGGCGATAACTCTAACATCATTCAAGTCAAGTTTAACGGCGCACAGGGCAAAGGCACTGGCGGCATTATGGGCAGAGCAGGCTATAAATGGAAAAACGATAAGCAAGTATGGCAGGCACGCAAGACCGAAAAAGCATTGGACGTTGCAGAGCAGTTAGGCTATACCGAGGAAGCAAAACCGCAAGAGCGTGATTATGAGCTTGAACGTGATGAATTGTGGGATACCTTTGCTACAAAACTTGGCATTGATAATATTCTGAGCGTTGACAAAGCTAATGAGGAATTAAAAGGCGTAGAAGGATTACACGACGGAGCTATTGTGTATTATGACAACAACAATAGGATTTATCATATTATTTCTAAAGAATCCGACCCAGAAATGCTGAAACTCGGTTACAATTATGATGTTATAACATTCGACGTTCATCACATGCCAATCAGCGCAGGAGCAGTAAAAACTGCTGATGAAGTTATTAAACGCGTTAAAGGCCTGATCAAGCAAAAAGTCGAACCTAAAACTAAAGCAAAGCCTAGCGCAGACACTTTCAGCAAGAACCCCGATGCACTCTTTAATACTAATGCTTTAGCTGGAGCGCCTAAGCAGGTTACAGACATTATCCAAAAAATGCCTAAAGCGGATCAGAGCAAAACAACAAAGAAACAGACTGTTGAAAAGCAGACGCAGGAAGATAGAGAGCCTGCTAAGCGTTTTGACGGAGAACGCGCAAGAAAATCCCTTGACGCTTTAATTGGACGCAAGAAAAAGAGCGAGCCGCAGAAGAACGACGTTGTTCCGAAGTCTAAGTTTATGAACGTATTCAACGAGGATGAGCTGGACGCAGAGATTGAAAAAGCTAAAAAGGAAATGAGCAAATTATCTGCTAACCCTATGTTTAACCCTGCGTTGATGAAGTCTTTATTTAAGATTGGCGGCATCTACTTGCAAAAAGGCGTGAATAAGTTTGCTGCATGGGCGGATAACATGGTTGATGTTATGGGTGAAAAGGTACGTCCGTTCCTGCCTGCGGTATGGGATTCTCTTAAAAAGTACCCGGATAACCAAAAATTTAACGATGATGTTATGACTGCGGTAATGGAATACGTCGGAGAAGGCGTGGACAATGGCAAGAGCTTATCTGCCATTAAACGCGAATTTGCTGATGATTACGGCGACGAATACCTTGGCTATGTTGATGCTGCCTTTGAGGGAGTAAAGAAATATCCTACTTCCGATAATGTTGCAGATGTGGTAGAATCTAAGCAGGATAATACTAAAGGAGGTAAGGAAAATGGAACTGACGGACAAACAATTCAAACAGGAAATTCAAGCGGAAGCGGAGCGGTACGAAGAGGAGTTTCAAGCTCTGGAAAGGCCGTTCATGCCGGGGGACGGGGAAGTGAGAGACCTGATAGCCTATTGGGAAGAGAGCCGTCCGAAGATGGTGGCACGTCTGAAGAAACTGGGAATTCTTCAAGAGTTCGCGATCGTGAGCATAACCAGAGCGGACGACCAGTTGGAAAAGAATCTGAGTTCGGGAATGTACATAACGGACGCAAGGGAGAGCGCAGCGCGGAACAAACTGATGTGGCCGGAAGCGTGGGACGAAGAAGCCGAGGAACAGACGGAGGACGAACTGGAGTAACTACAAATTATCATATCGAAGACCCAGACGCACTTATCGGCGGAACACCGAAGGTGCGTTTTTTGCGTAACAAAAAAGCTATTGAAGTCGCTCAAGAGCTTTTAGACAACGATCGGCCAGCAACAAAAGAAGAACGTGACGCAATGGCTGCTTATACTGGTTGGGGTAGTTTTGGGCAGGAGCTGTTCCAAGGCACATGGGAAAAACCGATATATAAGGACGGCTGGAAAGAAGAAAATGATTGGTTACGTGACACTTTAGGCAAAGACGCATGGGAAGAAGCGCAGAATTCTATTATCAACGCTCATTACACAGACCCATATACAATCAATTCTATGTGGGAAATGGCGAAAAACATGGGATTCAAAGGCGGCAAGGTATTAGAGCCTTCAATGGGTGTAGGCAATTTCTTCGGATTAATGCCTAAAGGCATTGCAGAAAAAAGCCAACTGACCGGTATTGAGCTTGATAGAACAACAGGGCGAATGGCGCAGGCTCTATATCCGCAAGCCAATATTCAGATTAAAGGCTACGAAGAAAGCCGCACGCCAGATAATTTCTACGATATGATTATAGGCAACGTTCCGTTTGGCAATTTCAATATCGCAGATAGGCGTTACGGTAAACTAAAACCATTAATTCACGACTTCTTCTTCTTAAAAGGTATTGACCAATTAAAGCCCGGCGGTATTATGATGGCCATTACAACAAAAGGTACTCTTGATAAAGCAGACGCACGTGTGCGTATGGAGTTAGCGAAAAAAGCAGATCTTGTTGCAGCATATCGTTTGCCGACAGGAGCCTTTGATAAATATGCAGGAACTAATGTAGTTACGGATATTCTTATCTTTAAGAAGATTGATAAGCCTAGAACAGGCGTGAGGGAGCTTGAATGGGTAAATTCTAGCAAGTATCAAACTACTTTCCGCGGACAGCAGGAAACATATTATTACAATGATTATTTCAAGAATCACCCGGAAAATGTTTTAGGCATAATGGAATTCGGACACGGAACTACAACCGGCAGACCTGGGCTAACTGTAAAAAGGTTAGATGATTTTGGCGAACGCTTGAAAGAAATTCCCAATGAAGTGCCGAAAAATATTTTTGAAGCGGATAAGGCGCAGGATAATATTCAATACATAAGCAACCATAAAGGTGGCGAGCAAGGCAGTGTTACTACTGAGAACGGGAAACTATACACTGTCTATGGAGACCAACTTAAGCCGCTAGCTGATACGAAAAAGTATTCTGTAAAAAGCGACAAGCAAACAGCCCAACGCATACAGGAAATTAATGATTGGATTAAACTGCGTGATACACTGGGTGCTTTATATGATGCTGAGCGTACAGATGCTGCAAACATGGAAGAACTGCGAGCGGAGCTTAACAAAGTATTCGATGACTACTGCGCTAAGTATGTAAAGCAAGGCAAATGGGAACGCAAGGGCAAGGACGAGCAGCCGCCATTCCGCCAGTCTTATGTTAACAAGTATATGAAGTCTATCGAAGAACCTTCTGCAGCGCGTGTAATGGCTTTAGTGGACGACAACGGCAATAAAACTGCTATCTTTAGTAAGCGTAGCGTGCGTGGCAGCAATACGGATATTAAGAATCCCACCATATCGCAAGCATTAATCATGCAGCGCAATGAGAATGTAAGCAATCTTGATATTGATCGTATTGCCGAACTTGCAAAGAAAAGCAAGGCGGACGTTATTTCTGAGCTTACTAAGAGCGGAACTATTTTTAAAACTCCGGCAGGAAACTATGAAGTAAAAGATGTGTACCTGTCTGGCAATGTACGCCAGAAGCTAAGGGAAGCAGAGGACGCATTGCAGAGCGGCGATAAAGATATGCAGGCTAATATTGAGGCGCTGAAAAAAGTTATTCCTGAAACAGTGCCTTATTACAATATTAGCACTAGCATGGGCGCAACATGGATACCGCAAGACGTATATCGTCAATTCATTGCACACCTTTTAAGTGTAGACAGCATTGATAACATTAAACTGACCAGAACAAAAGGATATAGCGTAGAACTTGGCAAAGGATATAATAACCTTAATGCTGCTACTACTGTGTACGGCTTATCTGAAATTCCTTTTAGCAAATTATTAACTCATGCTTTCAATCACACTAAACCCGTAATCACCATGCGCAAGAGTGGGGAAGTTGTCGAAGACACGGAAGCAATGAATAAAGCTAACGATAAGTTAGAGAAAATTTATGATGAGTTTAATGATTGGCTGTGGAAAGACAACAGTCGCAAGTTGCAGCTGGAGCATGAATACAACGAAATTATGAACGCTATCGCCGTTCCGCGTATGACGGAAGCTTTATGGATATGCCTGGTATGGCGCTTCTGCGCGGCAATTCTCAGTTTAACTTGCGTCAGCACCAATTAAACGCTATCTATCGTGGGCTAATTAATGGCAGCGGCGTATATGCTCATGAAGTCGGCACGGGCAAAACATATACGATGGCAGGACTTGCGATTGAAAGCCGACGTTATGGACTTGCAAAGAAACCTTTATTGCTGGCGTTCAATGCAAATAGCGCGAGCGTAGCTAAAGAAATCAACGATATGTATCCTGGCGCAAAGGTGCTGTACATTGATAATTTAGACCGCAAAAACATTAAATTGAAGCTCGAGCAGATTAGAACTGATGATTGGGATTGCGTGGTAATGCCGCATTCACTTGTCGACAAACTGTCCTTTAAAGAAGATACTTTAATGGCAATGGCAGAGCAGCAAATTTACGAATTAGAGCAAGCGGCTATTGAAGCAGCAGAGCAAGACGGAGAAAAAATTTCTGTTGAGCAAATGGAAAAAATGCGTACTGCTGGCAAGGACGAAAAAGTAAAAGGCGTGCGCAGCACAACAGCTAAAAAACTTGTCACGATGCGCAATAAAATAATCAATCAAATTAAGCAGAGTGCGTTAAATGCTTCTGCGGAGGATGCAATTTCTTTTGAAGATCTAGGCATTGACATGGTACTGGTTGATGAAGCACACGCATTTAAAAAACCGCCGTTTGCAACAACGAGAAAAATCAAAGGCTTGACTACTGAATCAAGCAATCGTTCTATTCAGTTAAGCTTCATCACTCAATATATCCAATCTATCAATAATGGGCGCGGTGTTCATCTTTTCACTGGCACGCCAATCACTAATACGCTGACGGAAATGTATCATATGATGAGATATGTTATGCCGAAAGCTATGGAAGACGCAGGAATTAAAGAGTTTGATAGCTGGATGAATTCTTTTGCGGAAGAAACAGCCGATATGGAGTTCACTTCTACCGGCGACGTTGAAATGGTAAGTAGGCTTGCAAGCTTTACCAACGTTCCAGAATTAAGACGTTTTGTTGGGCAATACTGGGATACAGTGTTTGCTGATGATATGCCAGAGTTCAAGCCTAGGGAAACAGCAAGCGGCAAAACCATTACTGATAAGCTTACTGATGAAGAGCAGGACGAATTGCTTAATGGTTACACGGAAGAGCCACAAGGAAGACCATATAAAAAGGTTATTGTCGAAACTCTTAAGCTTACTAATTCGCAAAATACAATTCTGAATGATTTAGTGAAAAAAGCCAAGAGATACAAAGATGCTACCAAGCAGGAGCGCAAAAAGATTGCAAGGCAAGAATTCCACGCAACCCCGCTTTTGATTAGCAACGACGCAAGCCTTGCAGGTATGGATCCTAGACTGTATGATATTAATATCAATACCCAAGGTGAAGAAACAAAGATTGACCGTTGTGTAAGCAACGTAGCTAAAATCTACAAAGAAGGTACGGACGCGCACCCGACTGTACAAGTAATCTTTACTGACGTTGGGTACAGCGATACTAAAACACGTTCAATTCCTCAACGAACTGGTTTCGGGGCAGGCGATTTTAAATCGGTCAAGGAAACTGTTCCTACGTTCAATATGGCTAAAGCTTTAGTTAAGCAATTAACCGAGCAAGGTATTCCAGAGAAGGAGATTGTCGTAATGAAAGCCTCGTATTCTCCAGAAAAACGTGCTCAAATTGCTGATATGTTAAAAACAGGCAAGTATCGAGTTGTAATAGGTTCAACAGCAACTTTGGGCGTAGGCGTTAATATGCAGGACAATTTGCGAGCAATGCACCATTTGGACTGCCCGTGGATGCCGGGCGACCTTACACAAAGAAATGGGCGCGGACATAGACAAGGTAATCATTGGAATACTGTACTTGAGTATAGATATGTTACAGAGAAGCTTGATACTAAACGTTGGCAGACTGTTCTTCGTAAAGATGCTTTTATCAACAGCTTTATGAAATCTAAAGTAGGCGACAATTCCGTCCGTGCTTTTGAGATGGGCGCAGACGACATGAACGACAAGGACACCGATTCTGATTTGCTGCAAACTTTGTCCGAAGCCAGCGGCGACCCTCGTGTGCTTATTCAGAAAAAGTATGAAACCAATCTCGCTAAATTAGAGAGAAAGGAGCGTACTTTTATTGCCGGTATCGAAGATATTAAGGGAAGACTGAAATATATCGACAGCGTTATTGAGCATAAAAAAGATGAGTGGAAGGCGCTTTCTGCTGATGCTGAAACATTCGTTGCTAATAAAAAAGCTGATTTTGAAATCAAATTGGTAAGCAGCCTTAAAGTTGGTGCGAGCAGAAAACTTGTGACGTTCGATAATCGCACGGATGCACAAAAGCATTTAGGTGACATCTTAAAGCAGGTTATGGATATCGGCGTGGACAATCGCATTGGCGAGTATACTGGGTTTGAAGTGGTAGTAAGAAAAGAAGCTTCCAGTATTGACGGAACATATCAACCTGTAATTCGCCTCAACGGCGAAACAACACACTTATGTGGCACTCCGAGCATTGGCGGCATTGCGTCAAAAGCTGCTAACATCCCGGGCAGAGTTGGCAAGGCTCAAACTGCCTACGAACAAGCAAAAAAAGATAAAACAGAACTTCAGAAAGCGGCGCAAGAAACTTTCCCCCAGCAAAAACAGTTGGACAAAACGCGAAAACAGCTTGAGGAAGTTAAACAAGATAGAATGTTATCTCCCACGCCGCCGCCAGAATGGTTAGTTAATGGTGTAACCTTAAGCTCTACGTTCTATGTAGACGATAAGCCGTATTCGCTTTCTGGATATAGAGCTAATAGTGACGGCTATTATCTTGTGGGCGAAGCAAACGGAGAACAGCGTGTATTTCCGTTCCAAGATGCTACTGATATTCAGGGCATGAAAGTGTATGATATGACAAATCATGTGCCAAGTCCTGCATATAAAGCACCGAGCGCAGAAGATATAAAAAATGTGACGGTAAACAACACTCAATACTCCGTATCTTCTGTATCAGTACAACGTGCAAAAGAAGAAGTAGAAGCGGAAATCAGAGCGGCGTTCCCCAATGGCAAAGTAGAATATGTCAACGGCGTACCGACGATCACAATGCCTAACGGTTCTAAATTCCAATACAGTATTCGTGAAAACATCGTTGTAAATGCTAAAGAGCAGAGAAAAGCCGACGCAGCGCACGGCACTAGCGGCGCTAGGGTACAAGGTTTTTGGAAGAAGTTTACAGGTAATGGCGTTCAAAGAATGTTGGCAGTATCTAAAAACAGCGAACGTGGCACGGCTTTTCATGAAGCTATGCACGCTGCTATTGACCTTGTACTGACCGAAAAAGAAAAGAACGCACTGTACAACTACTACGAAAAGAAAGCTAAAGAGCAAAATCGTGATGTTGACGAAGTAATTGCAGACGCTTATCGTGACTGGGTACTTGCTAGACAGCGTAAGAGCGGCACTATGTTTGGCAAACTTTGGCGTAAAGTCAAAGACTTCTGTACCAGAATCAAGGCAATCTTTGACAAGGGCGCAGAAGTAGAACGTATCATGCAGGATATTGAAAGCGGCAGAGTGTACGAACGTGGCACTAATAATCATAGCGTGACGAAGCGCATTTCCTTTAGCAAAGAGGAAATTCAAGGCCAAAAGGGCAGCGGCACTACACAAGTAGCGACTACGCGTACTATGTACGTGAAGGCGCTGAAGTGGTTGCGCAATCAATCCCAGGAAGCTAAAACAGTGCTTGACTACGGCGCAGGCTTAGGCTTAGGCACTGACGATATGCGTTCCAACAATCCCGACTTGAACATAGACTGCTACGAGCCTAATCCGGAGAGATGGGCAGGAAAGCAACCGCCGACTTACACAAACAACACTCAAATCAACAAGGACTATGACTTAATCCTTAACACTAACGTGCTGAACGTTGTTGAGAAGCCTATTCGTGACTTGATTGTTAAAGACATTGCAGATCACCTTACTATGGGCGGCAAAGCGTTGATAACAACAAGAGGTTGGAGCAACGATGTAAACGCAGCGAAAAACTTCAAGCCTGCCGACGAGCATCATGCAATATGGATAAACAAAGGCAAGAACGGCTATGTATTCCAAAAAGGCTTTGACGGCGACGAGCTGAAGAATTACATTCAAGAACTGTTAGGCGACGAGTTTGTAGTTGAAAAGACCAGACCGACATTCGGTAAGTCTAGCGTTACAATCACAAGAGTTAAGAGCAGCAGCGAGGAAACTCATTATTCCGTTGCTTCTCCCAAGCACAAAATCGCCAACGCATTTACCAATACCGAGCGTAAAGGCGTAGTAGACAGCGTAAAAGACTTCTTCAAAGAACACCGCAAATCTCTTTATCAAGATTGGTTCGACAAGAACAATCCGCTTAAAGGTTTTGACGCACTGACGAAAGCAACAGGCGGTTTAAGCGTGTATGACCAAGTACAGAGCCTGCCTGCTACTACCGCAGGTATGCTGAAAGCCTTGACTGAAGGTACTGCACAGCACGTCAAAATGGCTAATCAGCACTTGAAGAATGTTAAGATGAAATACAATGTCACTCTTGCTATGGCGTTAGAGAAAATCGACAAGAAGCAAATGGACAAGGCTTATCCGAAATATCTTGCAGAGAACGGCTTTGATAACTGGGTAAACGCTTTAGGCGCATACTTAGGTGCAGAGCGTTGTTTGGAAATGGCGCGGTTGGCAAGAGCTGAGGGCAAGACCTATAAATTCCCTAAAGGCTTGACTGAGCAGGAGTGCCAAGATTTCGTGAATAAAGCTCCGCAACAGTTTAAGGCTGCCGCTGATATTTTCTACAAAGTAAACGATAATGTAATCTCCATCATGGAGGATGCAGAAGTATTCAGTCATGATCTGGCGAAAACCTTGCGTACCAAGTATAGAAAATACTGTCCGTTACTCCGTGACTTCTCCGACACTGCCGCAGCAGACAGCTTTATCGGCGGACTGACAGAAGGCGGACGTGGTATTGGTAATGTATCTGTTCCGCTGAAACGAATCAACATTGAAGGCAGCGAACGCGGCGTGCTGAATCCGTTGGAAACAATCTTGAAGTCTTATGCGGTAATGCTTAACAGAGCAGAGCGCAACAAGGTTGCTTTAATGGCTGTGGAGAATTCAAGAACCGCAGATCTGCATGAGCTGATACAGGAAGTATCAGGCACTACCGCTGACCAGAAGAACTGCGTATTCACTGTACTGATTAACGGCAAGAAGAAAGCATACAAGACTACACAAGACTTGTACGGTCCTATTGTTGGATATAACTTGCCAGCTGCAAACCTAGCTTTTGGCGTAGCAAGAACCGCCGCACGTATGCTCAGAACAGGTGCTACAATGTCACCGAGCTTTATCCTGCGCAACGTCCTGCGTGATACTGTTTTTGCAGGCATTTCAAGTAAAAACGGCTTTATCCCTATTGTAGACACTATTCGTGGTGCGATAGCATTAGCGAAAGACCCGGCAATGAGAGCAGAGTTTGAAGCGGCAGGCGTTACTGAATACAACTTCTATTCTTCACAGAAAAGCAGAATTAAATCTCTTGACGCTATGGCAGGCGAAACACCGGCTAGTGCGTGGGAGATTATGAAAGCAGTATTCAGCAGGCTTGAAGCAACAAGTGATTTCTTTGAATCCTCTACACGCATGGGCGAGTACATGAAGGCACGTCAAAAAGGCCTGAGCATGGAAGAAGCTGCACGCGCCGCAAGAGAGGTTACGCTTGACTTCTCACGTAGCGGACGCATAGGCGAGCAAGTAAATCAAGTAGTACCGTTCTTCAATGCCTGCTTGCAAGGCGGCGATAAAATGGTAAGACTGTTCCGTGACGATTTTGTAGGCACATCGCTGAAGGTGTTTAAATACATCGTACTGCCTAGCCTGCTTATAATGGCTATGAACTGGGATGAGGACTGGTATAAAGACCTTGACCCCGATATTAAGAACAACTATTGGTGCTTAGGCAGGAATATCCGCATCCCTAAACCGCAGGAAGCAGGCGTGCTGTTTGGCAGCGGTATTGAAGCGCTGTTCCAACAGGCAGCAGACAAAGATAAGGATGCAGTAAGCAACTTCTTGAAAGCGTTCAGCAGCAATATGATGCCCAGTGTGTTACCTACATTAATTCTGCCGCTGATTGAGTGGAGTGCAAACTATTCATTCTTCAAAGGCCGTCCGCTTGTAGGCAATAAGTACTCACGTCTGCCAGACGAGTTACAATATAATGACTACACTAGCGAGCTGAGTAAAGGCATCGGCAGTGCGTTGAAAGTATCACCTATGAAGATTGATAATCTTGTGCGTGGCTATACAGGAACTATGGGCGCATTGTTGTGGAGCATGGCAGGCGAGCCGTTTGCGAAAGCAAATAATCTGCCGGCGAAACATTTCAGTGAATTGCCGTTTGTGCGTGACTTTAATGTTACCGACGCTAATTTAAGTAGACCTATGAACGAGTTTTATGGTATACTAGATAAAGCGAACAGACAACACGCAGGCTATGGAGTTAAAGGCAAGCCGGAAGCCGCAGTAAAAGGCATCCGCAGCGCAGGCAGCATGATTAGTAAAATCCGCAAGGACATTGACAAAATCACACACAGCAACTTAACACCGGAGCGCAAGCGTGAATTGATTGACAAGCGCAAGGAGAAGATGAACCAAATTGCAAAACAAGCCACTGCAAGGTATGGCAAATATTTCGAGTAGTATAAAATGCAGGGGAAATATTTATAAATAACTTGAGGTGCACAAATGGAATTAGACCTTAACTGGTATAGTACAGTCATCAGCCTTTTAGCTTTGATTGTTACCTACTGTATCGTTGAGCCGCTGAAGACCGCTATTGGCGAGCTGAAACTGAGCATTGACGATTTAAAGGTAGAGATGAAGTTGAACAGGCAGGCTATCCAAGTATTGGAACAACGCCACGCACGTGTCGAAGAACAGGTGAAGACCTTGTTTAACGAGAATGACGAGCAGAACGAAAGACTGAAAGAGCTGGAACACAGATGTAAAGACTGTAAGGAATGTAGAAACTAAATAATGAAAGCCGTGCTAAAACAGCACGGCTTTTCTATTTAAGGAGGTGAGATAATGCGAAAACTACTTAATATGTTAAAGAAAGATGAGAACGCTTACAGCATTGGGCGTGTATGTGCGCTTATTGCATTCGTCTTATGGGCAGGCTTGTCTTTAAAGCTTGCACTGCTTGTCGAAACGTGGGGCAATTACGAAACACTTACGATGGGCATGATCGCGCTTATGCTTGTGCAGCTGGGCAACAAGGCTATCGAGACGAGAGCTTTTAAAGTGTCAAGTGAACAACTTAACAAAACAACTAAAATGTGAAATCAAGAAGTGAGTGAGGTGATAGCTATGGACTGGAACAAAAGCCTTGCGAAAGAAATCGCAAAAGGATTAATTAATACAGGAATTGAGGGCGGCTATGACAGCGTGGCGAAAAGCACTGCATATGACTATCCGTCAATCGGCGTGAGTCAATGGGAAGGCAACAGAGCCAACGAGCTTTTAAGAGCTATTCCCGGTGGCGAAGAATTTGTCGGCAGAAGCTACATTGATATTAAGGCAAGCGGTGAACTACCGATGCTGAAAGAGCTTTTGAGAAGCGAAGCAGGACGGCAGGCGCAGTTAGAACAATTATCCCGTGACTGCCTGCAATACGTAGAAGTGCTCCAACAGGTGCCGACGTTGGACGATACACGCTGCATTATCTATGCCGGTATGTGGTGCCCTACTTCAACTTATGTTGTAAAGCGTTTTTTAGAGAATCGTTTTGAGCGCGTCAACCTGCGTAGCCTTGAAGCGCTGAACAAACTGTTTAAGAGCTACTACTGGATAGCCGCTGACGTTGGCGAGATGTACCGCATTGGTTATGCCAACAGAGCAGAAGCAACATATCAGTATGTTGCTGGTATTGATTTGACAACGCCGTATGGCGTACCTGCTTATGGCTATGCTGGTAATGGAAGATGATTTAAAGCTCATGCTTTAGATATAGTCACCGACAAGAGGTTTAGTTATTCTCTCCTATACGTGTAGCATTTTCTGGTAATTTTTGCGTAATAGTCGGTGACGCATTTATAATGATTGGAGGTGATACAATGGAAGAACTGAAAGCATTTGTTATTGACAAGAAATTTGTTGTTGGTTTAGTCGCAGGTTTTGTACTGGGTGCGTTGCATCATTACTTTGCTCTCTAATCTGAATATCTAACTACAAGAAGGCGCAAATTGCACAAAAATACTTCGCCTATGAGCGCTTTAAATTTAGTACCGCTTATGATTTATCCTGCGACGAGCTAAAGCCGCTTGTAGGCGAAGTTTGTGCTTCTGACACGATTTATTATATTTTACAAATATAGATATTTACATGAGGTAAAAATGACAGATGAAACAAGACGTAAAATTGACAAGGCTGTTAAAATCAGCCTTATTGTTGCTGGCCTTCTGCTTATCTGTAATGACGTGTACTGGCGTTGGCACGGCGGAAGCGGCACCCAAGCAGATAACAATGTCAATCGAACAGTGGAATCAATTCAAAGAACAAACGAATCTGCTGGAAGCGAAGTTGAATCTGGCAGACGAGAAATTGAAACAGCAGAAGAACACGTCAGCAGAACTGCTGACGCAATTAAGCGAAGCGAAGAAACAGCTCACTCTAACGCAAGAAGCACTGACGAACTCCAAACGCTCATTAGCGAGTGCAAAGGAATCGTTGAAGCGCAGCGAGAACTTATACGAGAAGTTGAAGCTGCAAATGGAATCGGAACGCCAGAAGGCAAAGAGGGTTAAGCACCAGCGGAACTTATATGCTGGTTGCGTAATCTTTATTCTTGCCTATGCAGCTGCAAAATGATTTTTATGGTGGTGGAATGATGGAAGAAAAGGAACAATTACCGGCAGGCATTATTACAATGCTGCTGACTGGCTATGTCGATACTATTGCTTTTCAAAGAAAACTTATTTGCGCCGCCCTTGTAGGGTGGGCAATTACAACTATTGCTTTTATCGTGACAAGTAGGTGATACAAAATGAATATACAGCTGAAGAACACGCGTGACTGGTTGCAAACATCAACGCGGCGTTCTTTCAGCGCGGTATTGGAAGAAGCAAAGATAACCCCACGGCAGATAGAAATTTGTGAGCTTAAGTTCACGAAAGGCATGACTAATTATCAGATAGCCATGCAGATGAATGTATCTGTTAAAACGGTAGACAAGGAACTTAATACTGCGTACAGACAAATCACAAATGTATTATCATTCCTTTGAGTGCAGAGAGCCGCCCTTTAGGGCGGTTCTTTTTTTATGCGCAAAAGAAAAAAGCACATCAAAGATTGTTGCAGCAATCAATGAAGTGCTTAGAGTTCGGATGTTAATAATAACACCCCCACACGCTGTTATTATACCACATCCGAGCTCAATTTACAAGCCTTTTATAGGGAATATATAGAGAATACATAGGGAACATATAGGGATTGTTTTGCTACAAATCAACTAAACTATAAGTGAGGTGATAAGTATGTACGGACAATATAACCCTTATATGGGCGCAGCACCGCAGATGCAGCAACGGCTGAATTATTTGCAGCAACAACAGCAGCAGATGTACCAACCAACTATGCAGCAGCCTATGCCTATGACATTAAAAGGCAGAATTGTTACTGGCATGGATGAAGCAAAGGCAGCTCAAATTGACCTGGACGGAACAAGCACTTTCTTCCCTTGCCCTGCCGAAGGCAAGATTTATGAAAAGCTTATAGGCTTGGACGGACTGCCGATTTTCAGAGTATATCAAATTAACAATTCGCAGAAGCAACCTGCATATGCTGAACAAAACATTGTAGATAGATTAGTAGAACGTGTGGACAGATTGGAAAAGCAGATTGGAGGGATGAACCATGAACCCGATGCAGATAATGGCAATGTTACAGAACAGCGGTAATCCTATGATGATGCTTACACAATTAGCACAGCAGAATCCTATGATGAGCCGTGCAATGCAAATGGGGCAAGGGAAGAATGAAGTGCAGTTAAAAGAAACTGTACGCAACCTTGCAAGGCAGCGCGGCATGAGTGACGAGCAGTTTACTCAGTTTTTAAGTCAATTCGGTTTAAAGCTCTAATGCGCGCAATGAGCTTTACATATAATTCCTGGAGGTGAAATTTTATCATGGAAGGTGCAAACATTGTTCCGGTAATGGACATGAACAGAAACAACAACTACGGCGACTGCTGGGGCGGCGGTATGTGGTTTATGTGGATTATCGTTCTTTTCGCTCTTATGGGCGGCTGGGGCGGTAATTGGAATAACCGCGGCAATATGGGTGCTGAAATTTTTGCAAATGGCAGCATGACACGCGATCAAATCGCAGACCAATTTTCTATGCAGGATATTAAAGAAGGTATTCGCGGCGTTCAGAACGGCTTATGCGACGGCTTCTACGCTCAAAATACTACTATGCTGAATGGCTTTAATGGGATGCAGCGTGACATTATGCAGACCGGTTATCAGTTAGGCAACCAGCTTTCCGAAAATCGTTTTGCTCAACAGCAGTGCTGCTGCGAAACTAACAGAAACATTGACGCAGTACGCTACGAGAACGCGCGTAATACCTGCGATATTGTCAACGCAGTAAAAGAGGACGGCGAAAAAACCAGAGCAGTTCTGATTGCCAACCAGATTCAAGACCTGCGCGACAAGCTGGCAGACCGTGACCGCGACTTGCAGACCGCTAACTTCCAATTAAGTCAGCAAGCGCAGAGTGCAAACCTTATCGGTACGCTGAGACCTTATCCGCAGCCCGCTTATATAACCAACAGTCCGTATCAGAGTATCGCTGCTAACGTAGCTGGTGCTTGTGGCTGTGCTTATAACGCAGGCTGAAAATAAATAGGCTATGTGCATTAACTGCACTGCAAGGGACGGTGCAAGCCGTCCCTATTGCTTTAATTAAAGAGGTGAAAATAAATGATTTGCAATCAGAAATCCGCATTAACAACAGTAGCAACAGCGGCACAAGCTGTAACAGCGAACGGCTTTGTTGACTTCCCGACTAACAATCTGCTGACTGGTGTATCTATCAAGCATCTGGCAGGAAGTACAAGCGTTAACCTTATCCAGGGACTTTACCTTGTGACTTTGAACGCTGATATTACCCCGACTGCGGCAGGCGATATAGGCTTACAGCTTCTTCGTAATGGTGTAGCAGTACCGGGAGCAGAAGCAACAGTGACAGGAGCAACTGGCGATACATATAATGTTAGCTTTGCTACGCTGATTCGCGTTTTACCGAGTTGTTGCGTAATTAACAACAACTCCATGTTGCAAGTACAGGCGACTGCTGCGGGGACGATTACCAATGCTTCTCTGAGTGTTGTAAAAATGGCATAAGGAGGCAAACATCATGCACAAGCTAAAGAAATACTGGGAGCAAGTGAGTGCCAACCCGGAAAAGATTAAGGAAATGGAAGAAATAGTTTGTGAAGCGTTGGAGGAAATCCGCGGCCGCTGTTCAAGGTTATTTTGGGATACTGCATATAAACTGCATTGTGTAGCTTATGGCCCACATTTTGACGAAGAGCTTGCAAAAAAGGCAGTTTCCAAAATGAAGAACATTGACGGTACGTGTGGCGAGCATTGGACGTTTGAACAGACTAGCCAATTTGCAGACCAACAGGGAATACGTTGTAAGGCTGATTGGTACTATGTTATGAATATGCTGCATAGTGATTTTGCTGAAATTCTTGGAAGCGACACTAACAACTACGTGCGTATGGCTAAGGCGTACATAAACGACCCGGACGCATCAGAGGGAAAAGTTCTTGACGCTTGGCTGGCGCAGATGCTATAATAAGATAAGGGCAGGCGAAACCCTGCCCTTATAGTTAAGCCGCAAGATTTGCTGATATTTTCCATGTGTCTGAGCTTACTGCAATCCGAGTCCGCGGCACCAATTAGATAGAAAATATCTGATTGGAATCACAAATAGAGAAAATGCTGATTGAACTTGTAGAAGTCAATCAGTTTTTTTGTGTGTGGATTTAAGAGAAGGCTGTAAAAGCGTGCTTTATTTATGTTATCGTTAAAGCAGTACAGCATAAGCTGAGAATGGAGCGTAGATTATGGCTCTTATCATAATAAAATCAGCTCCTTTTACTGTCGCAGTTAAATAGCCCATACAAACCGCCTGTGAAGCAGTTGATGATGCAGTTGGAAATGGGCCAGTTCGTATCTTTCAGGAGCAGCCATGTTATCACGAGGAAAACAAAACCGAAAAAGCTGCCGGTTGTGTTCCAGTAGGCATCGAAAAACATAGTGGCGAACATAAGCAGGTAGATTCCTGCTAAAATTTTTGTGTATGTATTGCGTTCCATAAAGTTGTTACGCCATCCTTTCCTAAATCAACCTAAACTCTCCACGCATTTTTAAAATAAATTTACTCAGTTAGTGGAAAAAATCCCGCCATCCCAGAGACAAGCTTCCCTGAAAGATGGCGGGATAGGGAGTGCTTCGAAAAAACAATTCCCTTTGAATATAGTTTAGCAGAAAGCTTGATGATAGTCAAAAATCTTTTCTAGAGCCAGAAGTCAATCAGTTTTTTGTCCTTGACGCAGGGGAGCAGGGAATGTAAAAAAAGAGATGAAGTTTAGATTTTTCGTCTAGACTTCATCTCTTTTTTTTTGCGATACCCTCTCTGCCTTGCCTGCGCTCGGCATCTCTCTCTTACAGGGAGAGCTTATTCGACGTACTATCGTTACGGAAGTTCTGCGAATAGGGTTCCCATGTAATGGGAAATGTCGTCGTAGGCGACAAAGGGGTATTATACGCTGTGAATAAGTTCAGATGTCTGCGAAGCAGACAAAGGGGAATCATAAGCTGCGAATAAGTTCAGATGTCTGCGAAGCAGACGGAGGCCATTAGGGAACGCGACGTTTCAGAAAAAAAGCAGGAGCTGCTGTACGATTGTATAGCAGCTCCTGCTTTGTGGTATAATATGTTATTTTTGAATCATATTAGAAATAGCATCGCTGGAGAGCTTGATATCAAGCCGTTGATCAGTAACTACGACTTGAACGAGAAAAAGGAGAGGCTTGACCAATATGACCTGGCCTTGTACAATCTACGTATCCAATATAGAGAAATTTGACTTTGCACTAACAAAGTAATATAATTGTAATGCAAGGAGGCGATGATATGGATACTAATATGACGTTTAGAATGGATTCCGATGTTAAGGCAAAAATGGCGGAGATTTGTGCTGGCATAGGGATGAGCCAATCTACTGCTTTTAATATTTTTGCGAATGCTTTTGTTCGTGCCAAGGGTATGCCGTTTCCTGTAACTTTAAAGAAGGATGAGGAAAAAATCTCTCGTGCGCAGATGTTGTCTGATGCAGATAGCATATTAGATGATTTTGCTGCTGATTATAAGAGGATGGCACAATGATTTGGGTTAGTGCAGATGATGTTATTGCACTTCATAGCAAAATCATAAAAAAAACCGGTGGTATTGATGGGGTAAGAGATAGGTCTGGTTTAGAAGCTGCTGTAGCAGCACCGCTTCAATCATTTGGTGGTGAAGATTTCTATCCGACAACTATTGATAAAATAGCTCGTTTAGGTTATGGTTTGGCGGCTAATCATACTTTTATTGATGGAAATAAGAGAATTGGAGCATTAATGACTCAACTATTATTGCAATGGAATGGCTATCGTCTTGTATTAAACAGAGGCGAATTGGCTGATATGTTTATTGCCATTGCTGATGGTTCTGCTGGTGAAATTGAATTGTTGGATTGGATTAACAAGCGTATTCATAGATAAGCAAGATAAGTAAAAATAGAAGGCTGACGCTTCGCATTTACGCAAGGCGTCAGCCTTTTGCTGTTCAATATGAGGGGAGCGG